CCAAATATACTACCTGATACGAGTCCGTTAAAAATGTACGAACCCGTGTCCACGAAAGTTTCTGTGTCGTCGATGTCTGAGGCGAGTTGGGTATAGTCATCTCCAATCTCTTTTACAATCTCTTTTAAAAAATCCATTAAATAACAATTCCAAATTCTTCACGGGCAATTTTTTTGTAAGGTCCGCCTGGATTCTCATCACGGATATCCTTAATCCTTTTCAGTTTCTGATAAAGGGCAGCATCTCCCCCAAGACGCATAGCACTAATAATAGTACCAAGTTCTTTGTCGTTAATAGGTAGGTCCATTAGGAGAAAAATAATTCCAGGTTTACAGTTTTTTCGACGTTCCAACCAATCGCATCAAGTATTGCTTTCAGTGGTTCGACAAAGGACTTCTCAAATTGTAAGTCATAGTCGATATACTTGTCAAGGTTGAGTTCTTTAGGGAACTCTTGAATGAATGAGATAATATTCTCATGAATAATGTTTGGTTTCTTGAGATAGCAAAACTTAATTTTCTCACCATTCTGAATCAAAGAATATTTGTTAGTGAGTTTTTTCTCTTTGATGTAATGATTGTAGAGAAGTGCTCCACGACAATGAATCGGGGTTCCTTTAGAATAAATGTCAGAGGAAGACTTGTACTTCACAACATCAGAAACAGAACGGGGAAAAGAAATCTGTTCTGGGGGAAGTTTCTTAAACTCTGCGCGGGATTTGTCAATGAAAGAAATCATATCATCCTCAGTTCCAGTCATCAGAATCTGAAAAGCATCCTTGAGCATTTTGCGACAAGGTGCGGGTGTAGATGACTTCACAGACTCAATGCCCATGACTTTCAGTTTAGGTTCTGCATATGCAACGCCTTCACTATTCCACACGTTAAGAATATATCGCTTCTTTGCGGTCCAAATACCACGGTCAGCGATATTCTCACGCTTCATTTGCATCTTCTGGTCATACGCCGATACATACGTCGCCAAGTCGTTGTAACATTTGTCGATGTACGGTTCCAATTTGTCACGACAAACCATATCAAGTAGTTCAACGACCTTTGCTTTATCACCAGACTTATTACTAAAAAATTTATCAACAAGAGGTCCGAGATTAAGATATATCGAATCAGTATCTGATGCGATAACATAATCCTCTTCGGTTGTAGACAACAGTTTATTTAGATACTGGTTCATCTTACTCTCAATCCAACGGATAGAGACTTGACCAGAAAGCGTAATCGCCTCCGCATTGGCCAGTTTATAGTACCTAAAATACTGATTACCGATAGCACCATAAGCAGAGTTGAGTGAAATCTTCTTAGCCATCTGGATATTATTACAGCGGGCGATTTCTTTCTCCAATGCTTTAGTTGGGGTCTTTTCATATTGCTGCTTTGCCTGAAGCATTCGCTTCTTGAAAATTACCCGCTCATTATACATCTTGTCCATGAGTTCTGGTAGAAACCCACGAACATCTTTGCGATACATAGCACCATTGGCACATACCGCATTATCCTTAAACAACTCAAAATTTATTTCCTCATTAAGGATTCGATCAACAGTTGCCGTTGGATGTTTTTCCTCCAAGAGGGTCTCTGGGGAAATATTGTATTGCATAATGAGATGGGGGTACAGACTATTAAGGTCAAAACTGACCACCCAATCATACTTTCCAGGAATCGGTTCCTTGACATAAGCACCTGCGTACTTTTCGTTTTTGTCAGACCTAATCTTTGGCGGGATAACAATATCCCGTTTCTTCAGATAATTGTAGATGATATTGTCCCACATACGGACCTGATAGAACACATCTGCATAGTTGACTTTGGCATCATACGCCATAGTCAATGCAAGTTCAATCAGTTTCATCTTGTCTTCCAAACGGTCAACAAGTTCTACGTCAACGATGTTATATTCAATAAACTTTTGCCAACCTTTAGTATAGAAATCTTTAAAGGTATCAAACTCAGAGTGGTCTAGTTTCTTTTGACCTAACTCCACCTCAGCTATATAGTCCAAACGATAAGATTCTTGTGCCTTGTATGTAAACTTCTTGTACAAGTCTAAGTAATCAAGTTGAGTTAGTCCACCAACATCAAAGGTGATGTGCTTTCTACCCTGAACATAAATTTCTCCTTCAGTCACAAGACCCCAGTTAGAGAAACGCTTCATCAACTTCTCTCCAAGCACTCTGTTGAGACGCTTACAAATATACGGGATATCGAACAGTTGGATATTCCAACCAGTCACCACATCAGGAACATCCTGCATCCAGTAGTTGATGAAATGATTTAGAAGTTCATGTTCAGTATGACAATGATGATAAGTGACGTTCTCCTGCTTATTGGCAAAAGGTTTCACTCCCCAAGTAATAATCTGCTTGGTAGTATAGTCCTGAATAGTAATCGCAAGAATTTCTTCTACTGCCGATTCAACATCAGGGAATCCCTGTTCGGCAGTAGTCTCAATATCAAGAGTTACCAGTTTAATCTGGCTGATATCAAACTTGATCTCATCCTCTGGATACTTTTCTGAGATGTATTGATAGATGTATCGATCATTTCCATAGATCTCAAATCCATCAACCTCATCATACTTTTTGTAAAACTCCCGACAGTCACGAACGGTGCCAGGATGAACTTCGTCTACGCTGTCTCCACTTAATGTTCTATACTTGGTTTTCTTCTTTGATTTTACAAAGAGTGTAGGGAAGAACTCATCCCTAAACTCAAATCTATTACCATTCTCAACTCCACGAACCAAAAACTGATTGCCAATTAACTGAACATTAGTGTAAAACTTCATTCCTCGTCGTCATTAAAAAAAGAACCGAACATGCCGCTGCTACCAGGGTCGCGATTATCAATCATATCCATGATTTCATCAAACTTTTTACACTGCTCCATACCATGAAGCAAGTCTGCAAGTTGTTTGACAACCATGGGTTTCTCATTCACTGCGGCAGATTTGATTGCTGCCCGAAGATGAGATTCTGCTTCCAGTAAATGAGAAAGAGTATTTTCGGAAAGTGCCATTATTTTGTGAGATCCTCGTATTTTTCTAGTAGAGTTGGTGTTGGGTCAGCAAGAGTCAGAATCTTGTCAGAACTAATCATAAACACGTCATCCCGTGTAGCACCCATCATCCATGACTCTAACATACCATCACTAGTTAGGACAAAAGGATTAGTCAGTTTACAGTCTGGTTCTCCAGGTACAGTTGCTGGGGCTTCATCAATCTGACTGATCAGTGTCTGATTGTTCGTCAGCAGAATCGCTTTGATCGTCTTGTCCATAACTTAAAACATCCTCAATGTACATTTTTTCCAATTGTTCAACAGGAGTAACCATAGTTACTAACCAGTCAGAGGGAATTGGAATAACCTCTTCTTTAGAAAGAGCAATCCAAGGAATCAAAGAAACTTCAAAACCTGCTTTGGTTTTATTTTTTTCTTGGTCAATAACTCCAGGATTTTTCATCTTAACCAAACATGGTCTGCGGAGAAAATATCCGATGACCTTTTGATCATCCTCTTCACCAACTGCCATTTCATTAATGTCGGAGATAAGTTCCTCTCCTGACTTCAGAATCAAAAGTTTAATTGTCATTTACCAACTCCATAATCAGGTGCTTTCAGTTCCAGTTCACGAATATCTGCATGAAGACGTTCGGTTGCATTTCTTTTTTCAGTTTCGCGCAAGACTTTCAGTGCTGCTGCAGTTTCAGGAGTTTCTTCCCACTCCCAAGTCTCACCCTTATTACTTACAAATTGCTTTTTAGTCATAAGATTTGTATTTTCCTCTATTCTATCAACAAAAAAAGGAGGAGTCAACCTGGATTTTGCCAGGTGCTCCTCGCGGCGACGATATTCAATAGTATTTAGAACCAGTCTTTTCTCTGATGATGAGTGGGAACAATCCTACCTAGAGTAATGCTCAGCAACCCATCCTCAAATTCAACTGATCTAACTTCCGTCTCATCACTGAGGGTCCAAGATCTGGTGAAAGATCTTTGAGCCACTCCTCTATGGACGTATTCTGTTCCAGTTTCTCCATCTTCTCGTTGT